CTGCGACGACGGCAGCGAGGTGGGTGCGCCTGGGCAGCCGATGGGAACCTGCGACTACTGCGGGCAGGGCATCGCGCACTGCTTCGCGGTCGAGAGCAAGGACGGCAAGCGCAGCATCGTCGGCCAGGACTGCATCCGCCGCCTGGGCAGCGACGGCACCACGCTGCGCGCCGCTGCTGTCCGCGCGCGCCGCGACGTCGAGCGCACTCAGCGCATCCGCGCATCGGCAGCCGACGTTGCTGCTCGCCGTGCCGAGCGCGAGGAATACGAGGCAGCGGTGGCTGCTGACCTGCGCTCGACGACGCTCGCCGCGCATCCCGGCCTCGCCGAGGCTCTCCGCTGCGAGCACGAGATCGTCCGCGAGATCGCGGCGCACTTCGCGCACTGCGGCAGGATCAGCCCGAAGCAGGTCGATCTTGTGTTGCGCTTGCACGTCGAGACGACGACGCAGTGGGGACCGGTCCCCGAGGGTCGCGCTCGTGTCGTCGGCACCGTGGTCCGCTCGTGGGTCGCGCAGTCGGCCTGGGATGCGACGCACCTCGTCGACATCCGCGTCGAGGCGTCGACCGGCCCGTGGATCCTGCGCCTGCGCGGCGGCTCTTGGTGCACCTGGGACGTGGCTGCCGGTGACCGCATCGACGTCACCGCCACGGTCGAGCAGCGCAGCGCGGCGCAGCACGTAGGCACCGGCCTCCGGCCGACCAAGGTCCGCAGGATTATCTCAGAAATCCAGGAATGACCTGTTGACACCGGCGCGGGTGGCCGATACCTTCCGCGTCGGTTCACTTCCGAACCAGAACCTGAAACAGACAGAGAGACAGAGCCATGAAGAAGTCCGATTCGTTCGTCCTGATCCCCGGCCTGCTGTCCGACGTGTTCGGCCAGCGCATCGTCGTCCGTCGCAGCAACCCGTTCCGTCGGCCGCGCTACAGCCAGAACGTGATCGCGAAGCTGCGCGCGATGCCCCATGTCGCCGATGCCGGATGGGACGGCGACGCCTACCAAGTGCACTACGTCGACGGAGTCATGTCGTCGCGCACGGCTGACTACTGGGACCGCGAGACGACGGCGCGCGAGATTCTGCGAGCCGTGAAGGAGACGGACTCCGCGCTGTAGTTGACAACGGCGCGCGCGGTTGCTACCGTGCGCGCTCCCCGAACCAGAACCAGAACCAGAGAGAACCAGAACATGAAGACGACGAAGAACATCCTCGACTGCTCGCGCTGCAACCTCGGCATGACGCTCGTGTGGATCGACCAGTGGCACTACCAGTGCCGCGCATTCTGCGTGGCCTGCCAACGCGGCAACGTGGTGGTCGTGCGCCGAGTGATCTGCGACGACAACGGCAACGCGGTCGCGGTCACCGTGAACGACCGGAACGACGACGGCAACATCGTCGGGACGACGACCGTGTTCTTGCCCGAAGGCACCGAACCGCTCGCGCCGCACGTTGTGGCGCGTATGGAATGAACCTCCCGAACCAGAACAGGAGACTAGAACCATGTCAGACTACAGCGAGATCGACTACCGTGAGACGTGCCGCACCATCGCGGCCGAGGCCATCCGCACCGCGCAGCGCGAGGGCATCGACGAGCAGGACGCGATCCACGAGAGCGTGGACGGCAGCGAGTGGGTGATCTACCACGGCCGCGCGCGTTTCGTCTGCCTCGTCAGCCAGAACGAGGACGCGATAATCGACCACATGGGCAACGAGGCGTTTGCTGGCGTCAGCAGCGTGCAGGAGTGCCTGACGCGCGCAGCCTACTGGGCGATGCTCGCCGACGTGCTGGACGTGCTGGAAGAGGTGCGCGAAGAGCTGCAAGCCGACGACGCGGAGGTGGCAGAGTGAGCCGCGTCGAGGTGAGCGGCTCGAACGTCACGCGCGTGCTGCTGCGCGTCGTCTACCGCGGCCCGACCGATAGGCTGGGCAGCCGATACGTTGTCGACGGTGGCACGCTGCGCGGCACGCGCGCGCGCATCACGGTGCCCTACGATCACGCGGCGAACCACGTCGACCGCATCCTTGGGGCGGTCGACGCATGGGCGCAGCGGCATGGTGCGCTGGCCTTGGAGGCAGACGGCAAGCGGGGCGAGGTCGGCCGAGTGCGCGCAGGCGTGCTGACTGGCACGCGCAGCGACGCGACCTACCTGTTGGCCGAGGTCGAGCAAAGAATCTTGGAATGACTGCTTGACGGGAGCGCGCGCGGTCGATACCTTCCGCGCCCCCGGAACCAGAACCCCAAACGAAACGAGAACAGAACCATGACGACGAACACGAGCAAGATCCTGACCTACACGCTCTACCTTGGCTGCCAGACGAAGCACGAGACGATCACGCACGACTGGTCGCGCGACGTTTACACGGACACGACCGTCGCGACGCACGAGCAGAAGATCGTGGTCGGATCGCTGGCCGACGCGCATCGCGTGGTCGGCCTGTATCTGCCGCAGGGCTACGTCACCGGAGGCCACCCGTGCTTCATCACGTTCTACGCGACCGAGCAGGAGCGTCGCCAGGACTACTACACGGACCAGTTCCGCGCGGTGCTGATCATCGATCTGGTCGAGCCTGAGGCCGACGCGAACGAGCTGCCTTTCTGATCCCCGAACCACGAACCACAACAGAGAACCAGAACCATGATCTGCAACACGAACTTGATCGAGAACCTAGACGGAACGGCTACTTTGGCAATCGTGGGCACGCCGCCGCATGACGGCTGCGTGCCGATGGAGCGCGACGAGGATGGAGGCGGGTGGGTGTCCGCCCGCAGATACAAGCGTTGGCTCGTGCAGGATTGGGTCCGCTACGCGCGCGCCGTTGGCATCGCTGCCGACGATGCACCGGATGCCGACGATCCCCAGTTGGCGTGGTTTTACGTCGGAGGTGCCAAGTGACCTCCGCGCGTTGGGAGGCGCGCGCCGTGCGCCTGAACCGTCTCGATGCCGCGATCAGCAGCGTCGGAGACTGGCACGAGCCCGAGTGCAGCCTGGGGCAGTTTCTGCGCTCGCGCCCTTCGCGCGAAGCGGAGGACGTCGCGCTGGCTGCGGTGCGCTTGACGTGCGTCGCTGCGATCGAGTGCGCGAACGCCATCGCGCGCGACTTTGCCGACCTGCCCGACACCATCGAGCTTCTGTCGGATCCGCACCGCATCCCGATCCTGCGCGAGCAGATCGGGATGTTTGTTGCGCAGGTGGCCGACGAGGGCCTGGAGTTGCGCCTGCCTCGCTTGGTTCGCGTTTGCGAGGCACGCCGATGAGCTACGTCCTACAACTTGCCACGGGCGCGACGTTCGCCCTGGGGGAGGACTACGAGACTGCCGTCGCGTTGCTGGGCGAAATGCTCGGCGACGTGGTGGTGGGTCACCCTGGCGACCTGCTCGACGGTGGCGACCGCACGCTAGTCTGGGAGTGCGAGGCCGATGCGCAGAACGACAGCGGCCGGAACGCTGTCGGCGCGATCCTGCTGCGGAGGTCTCGATGAGCCGCCCCGCAGACGTCGACCGCGAGCATCCGGCCGTGGTCATCCTCACGCTGCTGCTCTGTGCGGCCTGCGTGGCGATCTGGTGGACGATCACCCCACCATGAGCAGCCGACACATAGGCATGCATCCGATCGAGCGTTGGCTGCTCCGCGCGCTCGTAGTGCTGACGCTGCCTCTGCTCGCTTGGAAGATCGAGACCGCAGACGCGACCGCTGCTCGCTTCCGCATACCAGTGGCGCGGTGATCTGCGAGCGGCTACATCGGTGCCATGCCGATGGTCGCTCGATCCGAAGCAGGTCGCAGATGCGGTGAGACTCACCCGCGCGCCCGCGTTGCCGATGCCGTGGTGCGCGCTGTTCGCGATGCGCATGAGATTGAGGGCCTGGGCCTTCGCAGGCTCGCTCGCCGGTTCGGATTGCCGCGCTCGACTGTGCAGTCCTGGTGCAGCTACTCACGCCGTGCAGTTCGCGCCGATAGCTGGGTGAGGGTCGAGCCGTGACGACGAAGCGCAGCGGACGGCCGCGCAACCTGGAGCGACGCGCAGAGCAGCAGGAGCGAGTGCTCGCTGCACTGTGCAGAGGCGAGGGCATCAGGGCATCAGGGATCGGCACTCGCGAAGTGCTCGACTGGCAGCTGCAAGATCCAGAGTTTGCCCGTCGTTACGCGCACGCGCGCAGAGTGCAGCTTGCTGTCTGGGCGGAGGACATCGTCGAGATCGCGGACGGTGAAGGCGACCCTGCTCGCGACCGGCTGAGGGTCGACGCGCGCAAGTGGGTGCTGAGCAAGCTGGTGCCGACTGTCTACGGCGACCGCGTGACGGTGCAGGGCGATGCCGATGCTCCGATCGTCATCCGTGACGACGCCGACCGTGCTGCTCGCATCCAGCGCATCCTCGATGCCGCGCGCGGCCGAGTGCAGGTGGCCGTGGAGGCGCAGGAGCCAGCGCAGGCTGCGATCCCCGAGCAGGTCGACCCGACGCAGGGGGGCCAGCAGTGAAGCGCGCAGGCGAGCCTATGGACGCCAAGGCGGAGGCGAGGAACGCGCGCCTTGCTGCTGCATGCGGATGGGTGCAGGGCGTATATGAGGCGCACTGGGATGGCGACGGCAAGCCGTCGAGCGTGCGAGCAGGCTGGGCTCGTGGCTGCCTCACCATGCCCGACGCAGCCGACTACGACGACGACGAGCGCATCTACGACCTGTTCGCCCTTGCATGCGACCGTGGATGGTCCATCGGCGTCGACGTGCCGCGCTACGGCTGGGTCGAGGTGGGCGTCGAAGCGGAGGACCAGTGGGCGGTGGCCTACGGGGCGAGCAGCATCGGCCGAGCCCTGGCGCATGCCATGGACGACGCGCTGGGCATGGCAGAGCAGGCGACCGCAGCAGGCGACGAGGACGACGAGGACGACATCGATGGCTGACAACGTGCAGTTGAACGCGGGCGCAGGCGGCTCGATCATCGCGGCCGACGACATCGGCGGCGTCTCCTTCCAGCGCGTGAAGCTCGTGCATGGGGCTGACGGGGTGAACGACGGCGACGTCAGCAAGGCGAACCCGATGCCCGTGCTGACCATGGACCACGACCGCACGGTGCTGGCCTATTGGGCGGTGGCTGCCGCAGCAGGCGCGACCGGCGTCGAGACGGCCATCACGCTGTCCAGGTCGAACGCTCCCGGCGCGACGGTGACGACTGGCACGTCCTTCGCCCCGGGCACTGGCAAGCGGTTCAGGTTGACGTCGTTCAGCGTGGCGACGCGCGGCAACGCCACGGCCACGGTGCAGACGACGACGTTCAGCCTTCGCGTGAACACGGGCGGCGCGGTGACGACGAGCAGCGCAGTGATGCTGGCAGCACGCTCGGCAACCCCGGCTACCGCCAGCGCATGGGATCGCTACACGCTGACGTGGAGTGGCGACGGTCCCGAGATCGTCGGCGACGGCACGCTCCAGTTCGGCGTGACCGCAGCGGCAACGTTCACGACCAACGCCCCGACGTGGGACGTCACCATCACCGGCTACGAATACTGATGCTGCTGACGCTGTTCGCTGGCTGGCCCGGGAAGCCGCCTCCTAGCTCGCTGGATCTCGCGATCGTCAAGGGCTACCTATCGTCGACCACGCGCGAGAAGCTCGAAGCAGTGGACGGCTGGCCCTCGCTGGACACGTCGTGGCAGACAGCGTTGGTCGCGGCAGCGAACTATGTCTGGCTGCTGATCGATGAGATCGAGAACGCGACACCGGCAGCGGTCGACGTGGCACCGAAGCGAACGCAACCGCTGAAGGACGTGAAGCGAGGAGACCAACCGAAGAGCACGCGCGACACGAGGCGGCAGGCGAAGGGCTACCGATGAGGATCGAGCCCGAGGTGCTGGCTGCGATGACGCCGGAGGAGCGCGCCGAGTTGGACCGGCTGCTCGCTGAGACGCCGCCATGGTCCCCGCTGCCTGGACCGCAGACGCAGGCACTGGAGTCGAGCGCGACGGTCGTGGGCTACGGTGGCGCAGCAGGTGGTGGCAAGACCGACCTCGCCGTTGGGCTGGCTGTGACGAGGCATCGAAGGGTGGGCATCTTCCGACAGAACGGCACCGAGTTGACCGGCATCGTCGACCGGTTGGCTGACGTGCTCGGCAACCGTGATGGATGGAACGGGGCCGACCGCATCTGGCGCATGAAGCGGTGGGATCGGGTTCCGGTGCAGATCGAGTTGGGGTCGTTCCCGTCGCCCGACGAAGAGCGCAAGTATCAGGGCCGCCCGCACGACCTGCTCGTGTTCGACGAGGCGTCCAACATGCGCGAGTCGGCAGTGCGCTTCCTGATGGGCTGGCTGCGAACGACCGAGCAAGGGCAGCGGTGCCGCGTCGTGATGACGTTCAACCCGCCGACGACGGTCGAGGGCAGGTGGGTAGTGCGCTACTTTGCGCCTTGGCTGGACAAGAAGCACCCGCGACCGGCGAAGCCTGGGGAGGTGCGATGGTTCGCGACGCTCGATGGCGAGGACGTCGAGGTCGACAGCGGCGAGCCGTTCACGGTGGGCGCGGACCACATCATCCCGCAGAGCAGGACGTTCATCCCCAGCAGGGTGACCGACAACCCCTACCTGCTCAACACGGGCTACATGGCGCAGCTGCAATCGCTGCCCGAGCCGCTGCGTTCGCAGATGCTGCATGGCGACTTCCATGCTGGCGTGCAGGACGACCCGTGGCAGGTGATCCCAACGGCGTGGGTCGAGGCAGCGCAGGCGCGGTGGAAGCCGATGGACAAGAAGCCCGCGATGGACAGCATGGGTGTCGACGTCGCGCGCGGCGGCAAGGACGAGACCATTATCGCTCGCAGGCACGGCATGTGGTTCGACGAGCCGCTGGCCTACCCTGGCAAGGAGACGCCGGACGGGCCAACGGTGGCGGGGCTGGTCATCGCGGCATCACGCGACCGAGCACCGATCCACATCGACGTCATCGGCGTGGGCGCGAGTCCCTACGACTTCCTGAACGAGGCGCAGCAGCAGGTGCTGGGAGTGAACGTCGCCGAGGCAGCGCGTGGTGTCGACAAGTCGGGCAGGCTCAAGTTCAAGAACCTGCGGTCGGAGTTGTGGTGGCGCATGCGCGAGGCACTGGACCCGACCGCCAACAACGCCATCGCACTCCCGCCGAGCCCTCGCTTGTTGGCTGACCTGACCAGCCCGACGTGGCGACTGTCCGGCGCGACGATCCAGGTCGACAGCCGCGAGGACATCTACGCACGACTCGGCAGGTCGCCCGACTACGCGTCGGCCTTCTGCCTTGCACTGATCGACACGCCCAAGGAGAGCGTCGTGAGCAAGCTCTACGGCAGGCGAACCCGAAGCGAATACGACCCCTACGACCCGAAGACGCTGCGAGGCAGCTGGATCAACTGACATGGGCGACGTCTACCAAGGTGCCTGGGACAGTCTGAGTGGCAAGAACAGGCGTCGCGAACGCCAAGCCGAGCAGGATGCAGCGCGCGCGCGTCTGGCAGCAGAGCGACAAGCATCAGCGCAGCAGGCATCCGCTCGACGTGCGGCTGCTCCTGGTCAATCGATGCTGTCCGCAGTTCGCAACGAAGACAAGCCTGGGCTCGCGGGCGACGTGACGAACTCGACCATGCTCACCGGCAAGCGTCCCATTGGCCCGCTTCAGTGACGGTAGGCAGGACGGCATGCAAGACTCCTACCTTTCCGATGTGCGATTCATCATCCAAGACGTCGAGGTGCGACAGGCGACGACGCGCGAACTAAGCGTCGATGCTGGCCTGTGGTATCGGCATCTGGACGAGATCGGCAACATCGCAGGCGTCGACATCGATGAGGACATGCAGCACTTCCAGGCGATGGAAGCAGCTGGCTGCTTCATCGGCATCGGAGCATGGTACGAAGGCAAGCTCGTCGGATACTCGCTCAACTCCGTTGTCGCACGTCATCCGATCTACAACGAGAAGTGGCTGACCCACATCGCTCTGTTTGTCGACAAGCCGTATCGGCGCGGCAACATCGGCCGCAGGCTGATTGATGAGACCGAGCGGCTCGCGCGCGAGAACGCATGCAAGCGCATGACCATGCACGCAAAGCCGATGACGACGCTGGAGTCGTTGCTTCCACGTTTTGGCTATCAGCCGCTCGAAACCGTTTTCATCAAGGACTTCTGATCATGGGCGATGCTCTTTCCTACACGCCGATCATCGGCGGCATCCAACAAGGACGACGTGCCGAGAAGGCGCAGAAGCAAGCGATGATGCAGCAGGAAGACGCGCAGAAGCGTGCGGAGTCTGCTGCTGTTCGCCAAGAGCGCATCTCTGCGATGGAGAAGATGCGCGCGAATCAGAAGGCTCCCGACATGATGAGCTTGCTCACGGCTGCTCGTCGACCTGCAACTCAAGGCGCGGCGAGCACGATGCTCACGCAGCCATACGGCACCAACAACACCCTGGGCTGAAGTGGACTACACCAGCACCCCCAAGAAGCGCAGCGATCTGCTGACCCGATGGGGGCAGCTGAAGAGCGAGCGTGCATCATGGTGGATGCACTGGAAGGAGATCAGCGACTACCTGCTGCCACGCAGCGGACGCTTCTTCGTGCAGGATCGCAATCGCGGCACGAAGAGGCACAACCTGATCTACGACAACACGGCTACCCGTTCGCTCCGTGTGTGCGAGTCGGGATTGATGGCAGGAGCTACGAGCCCTGCTCGTCCGTGGTTCCGCCTTGCGACAGCTGACCCTGACCTCAACAAGTTCTATCCGGTCAAGCTATGGCTCGACGACGTCACGCGTCGCATGCAGTCGGTGTTCTCGCGCAGCAACACCTACCGATCGCTGCACCAGATCTACGGTGAGCTTGCTGCCTTCGGCACGGCGGCGTCGTTGGTCATGCCGGACTACGAAAACGTCACGCACCACCACCCGCTGACGATCGGCGAGTATTGCATCGCGGCCGACTACAAGGGCAGAGTCGACTGTCTCTACCGCGAGTTCGAGATGACCGTCGCGCAGATGGTCAAGGAGTTCGGCATCGAGAACTGCTCTAGCCAAGTGCAGGAGCAGTGGCGTCGAGGCAACCTTGACAGCTGGATCACCGTCATCCATGCGATCGAGCCGCGCGAGGATCGAGACACCAGCAAGCTAGACGATCTGAACATGCCGTTCCGGTCGTGCTACTTCGAGATCGGTGGCGACAACAACAGCTACTTGCGCGAGTCTGGGTTCCGCCGGTTCCCTGCTGTGGTCCCCAGGTGGTCGACTGCCGGTGGCGACATCTACGGCATGAGCCCAGGCATGGAGTGCCTGGGCGACGTGAAGCAGCTGCAACACGAACAACTGCGCAAGGCTCAAGCCATCGACCTCCAGACGAAGCCGCCGCTGCAAGCACCGACGAGCGCGAAGAACCGCGACATCGAAATGCTTCCAGGTGGCGTGTCCTTCGTCGACTCGTCGGGTCCGAACAGCGGAATCCGCACAGCGTTCGAGGTCAACCTCAACCTGTCCTACCTGTTGCAGGACATCGGCGACTGCCGCCAACGCATCAACTCCGCGTTCTACGCGGACCTGTTCCTGATGCTGGCGAACAACGCGAACAACCCGCGCATGACCGCTACCGAAGTCGCCGAGAGGCACGAGGAGAAGCTGCTCATGCTTGGTCCGGTCTTGGAACGTTTGCACAACGAACTGCTCGATCCGCTGATCGACATCACGTTCGAGCACATGATGCAGTCGGGCCAGATCCCGCCTCCACCACAAGAGTTGTCTGGGCAGGATCTGTCGGTCGAGTTCGTCAGCATGCTTGCACAAGCGCAGCGTGCGATCGGCACGAACTCAGTCGATCGCTTTGTCGGCAGCCTTGGCGTCGTCGCGCAGATGAAGCCAGAGGTGCTCGACAAGTTCGACCCCGACGTGTGGGCCGATGCGTATGGCGACATGCTTGGCGTTGATCCCAAGCTCATCCTCGCAACCGAGGACGTCGTGCAGATCCGCCAAGCTCGCGAAGCCGCGATGGCTGCGAAGGAACAAACGGCCGCGCTGGAGCAGCAGACCAAGGCAATGGGCAACCTGCGTGGCACACCGATGAACGCCGCAGCATCTGACGTGATGGGGATGTTTAGCGGTTACAACTCACCATCAGCACAGATGCTGTAGGAGATGACATGGCACAAGTAGCTTGGACGCGTCTTGCGACAACCGACATTTACACCACTTCGTATACAGCCACTATTGCTCCTGGCGATTACACTGCGTGGATTGCAATCCAGCCATCGTCTAGCATTCGTTACTCGGTAGGAAATACGACAACGTGGACTGCGGGGCAGGTTCAAGCGTTGTGCGGATCCGATCCGACCGATCTTGTTGGGTATGGTGGTATTGCAGAAGCCTTGGCACCAAAAGGTAGCAACAGCATTCTCGGGATCACTGTTTATTCTTTGTCTAGCGAGTTGAGCGTAGCACCTCGCGCTTTTGCTTTGCACGCAACAGCAGCAGCAGTAGGAGAGTTTATCGTCACAGCTCATATTGCGCAGCGGGTCGGTGCTTGATGCACGTCACCATCGATAACGTCTCCGCTCACCCAGCTACGTCCTGGGTGTTCTGCGGCATCCCGAAGCAGCGCATGCCGCAGCCTTACGGATGGATGACGGATGGCGTCTATCGATACCCATACGCTGTAGACTCGTCCGAGCGTGGGATCCGCGTGCTCGCGACTGTTCCTGCACGTCAGTCGGTCAAGCTGGAGTTCATGCCCGATGAGCGGAAGCGAGAAGAGTTTCAGTGGCATGCTGCGCTGACTCGCGACATCGACTCTGTCGTTCCCAAGTTCTACATGGGCGGGATCGCTGGGCAGATGGCGTTGATCAGCATGGTGGGCGGCGATGCATCGGCCACCTTCCACATGCGCCACTGGTTCCCGGCGAAGCTCGTTACGGTTGACGTGTGGTGCACGGTCTTCAGCGGCCTTGCATCAGTCGACTGCGTGGCGCACGCAACCTACGGGACCACGGAGAACAACGGGCAAGGGCAGTCGGTGCGTCTGCCTGCACTAACGATGGCTTGCGGGTTGCCCGTCTCGGTCGACTTTGCCCTGCGGAACGGGCATTCGGTTGGTGCAATCGGAGGGCAATCGGTTGTCAACGTTACAACCGACAACCAGAGATGGCACCGCGCGTCGACGTTCGAGATCCGTGGCGCGATCCATGCTGCGCCGAACGAAGCGCGCGCGAGCGGCTACCAGATGTTTGGCCTGTTCTCAAACTGGGACGGTGCGTGGATGGCTCTTGGCCGAGTGCCAGCACCTACCAAGCCGACGCAGGCATTGCGCGTGCAGCAGCACACTGCCTACACGCAGCAGCAGTTCATCGGCTACGCATCCGCGCGCCCGCGCATCCAGCCTCGCGAAAGCGGGACGACGGGAGAGCAGCCAGATTTCGGAGCAGCATCGGATCTCGCGGTCACGATGCAGATGCCGTGGGAGATCCACGACGCGCTCTGGCAATGCCAGGGCTACGTCCAAAGACCCACCAACAACCGAGAGCGCGACAGTTCGCCCATGAAGGCTGTGAACCACCCGCAGGCTGAGACGCTGAACCAGCGTCCAGACTTGTCGTTTGGCTTGCAGGATCGCCTTGGTTGGCCTGGGCAGAACGCCATCGCGTGGATGCCATCGATCAACACAGTCCTGTGGACCACGAGCGACGACCAGCACCGGTCGGACAACTTCCTGCACGCGACGATTGCACTGACTGCCGACCCTGCGTTGGAGGAGTTGGTGCGCGCGCACGTCGAACTCGACAAGACCGACGTCTACATCAAGCGTGCTCTGAACCAGTCGCCGCGAGCGGTTGGCCGTCTCGCCTTGACGCGGGCCAACCAGATGTGGCTGGGCCTTGCTGACGACTCGACGATGGTCATCGGCATCGAGACCGCGCTGCGGTTTGCTTCGATGGCAAACATCCCGCAGGGCAAGCCGGTGCGGATCTTCGGCGGCTACGAGCAAGCCAAATACGGATGGGTCGACTCGCAGGGTAGGCCCGTAGTTGGATGGCAGCCTTGGCAAGAGACCATCGCGGCGATTGGCGTGATGGCTGCTTCGAGGCAGCTGTTCGCAGCCAACAGCGATGGGTTGGCCGCCAAATACCACGATGTCGCTACGTCGCTGGCTCAGGTCATCGACGTCAACGCGTGGCAGCGGATCGCGCAGCCAGCTGGAGCTTCGAGCGAATCCTGGTTCCATGCCTACGCCATCCGATGGAACAACGGAGATGCGTTCTCCTTGGCAGATTGGCCGCCGCTGCAAAGCTACAACGAGGTGTGGAACGACAACGTCTACGTCTCGACGGCTTGCTTGCCTTGGACGCGCTCGGCGAGCGTGATGCTCGACATGTTCTCGGAGCTTCCGAAAACGCCAGCAGAAGCGCGCTGGTGGGCTGTCTGACGGTATGCAGCACCAAACCCAACATTCGTAACCTTACAACGTGACCATCGACAGACCCTCCATCGACGAAGCAGATCGAGTAGCCGACGAGGAGCGCAAGCTCCATCGGAAGCTCGCGCGCGAAGTCGAGGATGCCGACATCCGGTGGCTGATGAGCAGCAAGAAGGGACGCCGCATCGTGTGGCGTCTTCTGGAGCAATCCGAGTTGTTCGCGCAGGAGTTTCGTCCAGACGGCTTGTGGCTTGCGTTTGCAGCCGGTCGTCGACACTTCGGCGGGACCGTCTTGAAGCAGATCCACGCGCTCTGCCCAGAGCTATGGCCGGTGATGGTCAAGGAACAAAAGCATGACAGAACAGACGACGCAGCCGAATAACGCGGCTGCAACACAAACCGCAGGGCAACCCTCGACGAGTGGACAGACCGCTCCCGAGGTTCAGCAGAAGAACAGCAACACCGAAGCTGCTCCGGCAGTTGCGGATCGTCCTACGTTCACCGTCCCAGAAGGACAGAGCTACGACGAGCATGTGCTTGGTGCATACGCCGAAGCTGTTGCGGATCTGAAACTGCCAACGGACGCAGCGCAGCAACTGCTGGAACGCATCGCTCCGGTGATGAACCAGCGGGCGCAAGAGCAGCGGCAACAGGAAGCCGCTCAGTGGGAGCAAGAAGTTCGAGCGGACAAGGAGATTGGCGGCGACAAGCTCGACGAGAACCTGTCCGTCGCGCGCAAGTTCTTGGACTCACTGGGCTCGCCAGAACTGGTGCAGCTTCTCGACCGAACGGGCCTCGGCAACAACGTCCACATGATCAAGGCGTTCTACCGAGCCGGAAAGGCAATCTCAGAAGACAAGTTCGTGGGCAGCGGCAACTCGTCTGGCAAGGGCCAGCCGCAGGGATTCGCCGAACTTGCCCGCGCGCTTTACCCCAACCAAAGCTAGGTGTGACCCATGGCAGTTGTAGGCACTAACAATCTGACTTTGACGGACTGGACGAAGCGTATCGATCCAGACGGCAACGTCCCGGTGATCGGCGAGCTTCTCTCGCAGACCAACGAGATCCTGACGGACTGCGTCTGGCGCGAGGGCAACCTCCCGACTGGCGAGCGAGTCGTGATCCGCACGGGCTTGCCGGACGTCTATTTCCGCGCCTTGAACGCGGGCATCCCGAACAGCAAGTCGACGACCGCCCAGGTCGACGAAGGCTGTGCGATCATCGAAGCTCGTAGCGAGGTCGACAAGGATCTCGCGATGCTCAACGGCAACACGGCGCAGTTCCGCCTGAGCGAAGACTCCGCGTTCTTGGAGTCGATGAATCAGACGATGGCGGACACCTTGTTCAATGGTGACCCTGCGACTGACCCCAAGAAGTTCCTGGGTCTGCGTGCGCGCTACAGCGCGTCGACGGGTGCTGGCAACAGCAAAAACGTCCTTCGCGTTGCGTCGAGCGGCTCTGCTCTGACTTCGGTCTACCTCGTTTGCTGGGGCGACCAAACTGTCTACGGGATCTTCCCGAAGGGCAGCAAGGCCGGTCTCGTGCACGAGGATCTCGGCGAGCAGACCGTCTACAACGGCGACCTGCGCATGCAGGCCCTGAGCACGCGCTACCAGTGGAAGTGCGGTCTCGTCGTCAAGGATTGGCGATACGTCGTCCGTATCTGCAACATCCCAACTGCGGATTTGACGGGCCTTTCGGGGACGGCTAACCCGACGAGCTTGACCAATGTCCTGCACGCGATGGCGCAGGCTTACTACCTGCTCCCGACTTCGACCATGGGTCGTTGTGCGTTCTACCTGAATCGCAACGTGCACGCGGCGATGTCGCGCCTCGCGATGGAAAAGTCGCTGGGCATTATGAGCATCGAGCAAGGCTTGACGCAGTTCGGCAAGGCTCACTCGTTCCTTTCCTACCTGGGCGTTCCTCTGCGTAAGTGCGACGCTCTGACGAACAACGAAACCCTCGTCCCCTGATCGGAGGCACACACATGATTACTGACGCTTTTGCTTCACTGAGCGCAACTCTTGGCTCCACTGTGGTCGGCACGACTGTCGGCGCGGATGCGATCGACATTGTCGACAAGCGCAACATCGGCGAGGGCCAGCCGATTTACGCTGTGTTTCAGCTGACGGCTGCCATGGTTGGTGCTAGCGCGACGCTGGCCGTCAACCTGTGGGTCAGCACGACCTCTAGCGGCGCACTTGCCAACGAGCAGTATCTTGCTGGTGCATCGTTTGCGGCATTGGCTCCGCTGGGCACGACCGTCGCGGTTCCGATTGCTCCAGCCATCTACAACAGCTTCCCGGGTTCCGACCTTCGGGATCTGCGATTGCAGTTCGTAGTTGCTGGGGCAACTTTGACGTCGACGGCAGTCACGATGAACCTTGTCCCGCACATCGCGGACGGCAGGCTGTTCTACCCGAGCGGCTTCACGTTCACGACGTCTGGCGTCTGATGGTGAAGGTCAGAGCCCGCATGCTTTGCTGGGCAGCCGGTGGACTCCGGCTGCCTGGAGACGTGTTCGAGATGGAAGGGCAGTTGCCTATCCAGATCGAAGCCGTCGCAGAGCAACATCAGCCGGAAGCCCCGGTTGATGCCGAGTCCAAGAAGCAGCCGAAGCCGCGCCCTGCGGCTCCGGCACCTCAGTAGCCGCCGCCGCGTCGCTCGCGGCGCGCGGCAGCACCACCAGCACCTGCGCGAGCACGACCTATGTCGAACATCGACATCATCCAGCCGGATCGGAACGGAAACTTCTTCACGAACTACGACAGCCTGGACATGTCGGCCAACCCATCGCGAGTTGGTTACTTTTCCGAGGGCTGGAACAACGATCCGCAAGAAACCGATCCGACTGTTGCTTGGCCGGGGATCGAGTTTTGGACAGGGACTATTGGGTCAGGTGCGTATGCCATCACGGCAACATGGGGATTCCCCACACGTTTCAAGGCGACTCACTGTTCGCTGATCCCAAAGGGAAGGAACAAGGGTCGGCTGTTGCTGTGGAACACGTTGCCGGTCATCGCGCGCACGCCAGACGTTGACGGGAAAGCATGGTGGTCGTGGCAAGCGTTGGTCATCCTCGATACCGATCCAAACGCAGCCATCCGCAGCCGAAACTACCTGTTGCCAATCGGTCCTGTGCGAATCGATGGAGCCACTGAATGGTATCCGTCTTTGTTCTGTGCTGGTCACTGCTGGACAGACAACGGCGATCTTCTTATCGCAGGTGGCAACGAATACGAACGCGACAACTTTCTGTTTGGTGCCTACCAAGGATTGTGGATGTGGAACCCCGATCTTGATGGGTCGATCTACTACCGCAACAACACGGGGACGAACTACACGCATTCTTGGAACACGACGTCTCACAAGCACTACTTCGACGTAGGTGCCTGGGTCCGTGCGGAGGACATGCATTTCAAGCGGTGGTATCCGACACCTAAGTTGACGCAGAAGTTTGCTACTGCCGCAAGCTCACCATGGAACGGAGCCCGATGCGGGGTGTTGATCTTTGGCGGACAGAACAACATGCAGAGTGACCAACCATCGGGCAACCCTGCATGGAACAACTACGAAGCTGTTGCCGTTACCGCTTCGCCAACGATCAACACTAGCGGTCTAACGTTTGACCTGCGTGGTCCAACAATCCCCAAGGTGTTTGCAGGCCCAGGCACACCAGGAGCAGGAGTGCCTGCTTACCTAGACGACTGGCTATTCTTCTACCCACACATGCACTTGCTATCGAACGGTGGCATGTTCATGTCGGGGATGGCCTGGAAGTCGGCAACGTTGACGAACCACGGCACCAACCCTGGCGTGTGGACAAACACTATTGGAGCCACGTCGCAAGCTGGGCTGCTCAACCTAGAGCGTGTCTATGCAATGTCGGTTATCGCTCCAAACTACGATGGAGTTGCTGATCGGGTAATCCGCGCTGGTGGTTACCACTTTCGTGGCGAGACAGCTACACCGCTTTTGTCGGCGACTACCGGCACGGTCGAGATCATCAGTGCAACCACAGCTGCTGCGCAGTGGGTGTCTATGCCTTCGATGAATCTGGCGCGCACCGAAGCAAATATGGTCATCACGCCCGATGCCGATCTCTATTTGTTCGGTGGCGCAGAAAAGGAAACAGACAACGGGGCTGTTCCCCCGACGTTCAACGGCCAATACCACACCAAGACGGAGTTGCTGCGGCACGACGGATCTGGATGGGGAAGTGCGTGGGAACTGTTGTCGTGGTCTCCGGCAGAGGCTTTTCACGACTACCATAGCACCGCCGTTTTGATGCCGAACGGGCAGATCTTTGTTGGAGGCGGAGATGCCTCAACGCAGACGGTCACTAATGCTCATCCTTCGCACGTTCACAACCCGAGTGCATCGGATCATCCTGGCTACGACTACGAGATGTGGTCGCCGCGCTACCTGCGTCCAAACCCCGATCCGCACGTTGTGTTCCGGCGTCCTCAAAACGTGGTCCTGTCTGGTGGAGGCGCGACGCAGGATGCAGACGACACCTACGTCGTCTCGCGCGCAACGACCTACACGCTGACGTGTGACGCGTTGACCCAATACCGCAGCATTGCGCACTGCGTGCTGATGGCTCCGAGCTCGGTCACGCACCACATCGACTTTTGCCAACGCTACTACAAGCCAGTGACGCAGACGTTGGTCAGTTCGACGTCGATGACGTTCCAGTTGCCAGCAAGCGATAGCGCGTTGCCTGACGGATACTACATGTTGTTCGTCTTGGACGATCTTGGCGTTCCCTCTGAAGCCATCTGGGTGAGGATCTAACCATGCCTGTCCTGAGCATCTGTCCGGCCAACTTCGACATTTTCATCCATCAAGGCGACGAGAACCCATGGACGATTACCATTCGTGGCGACAACAAGGAGCCACTGGATGTGACGGGCTACACGTTCTCGCTTGATGTCGATCAGCTTGAGAATCCGCCAGATCTCACAACGCAGGAGTTTCAGCTGACAGGAACGGTCACGAACGGACCTGCTGGGGTCGTGGAGTTTGAACTCGACAGCGTGCAGTCGGCAACCGATCTCGGACGCTACTACTACACATTGCATGCCATTGACACGATTGGTCGAAACCTTGTGCTAGCGGAAGGTCGATGGCTGTTCGTCGACAGCTGCGAGACGAACAAGGTGTCGGACATCGACATCTGCAACATGGCCCTGAGCTTCATCGGCGACCAAGCCAGGATTACCAGCATCAACCCGCCCGATGCGAGCGTTCAGGCCGAACTGTGCAGCAAGTTTTATCCGATGGCGTTGCGGTCGACGTTGGAGATGCACAACTGGGCATTTGCGACGCGTCGCACGGAACTGACGCTAGTTGACGTTGACCACATCGAAGAGCATTCCACGCATACCCATGAGTGGGGGACGCACTGCGACTGCGCGGAGTGGGAGTATTTCTACGAACTCCCGCGCCACTTCCTCAAGGCTGTAGCGGTCCTGCCAGCGAACAGCATGGACGACTACCTGCAATCGCAGGACTTTTCGGTGCAGCTGGACTCTCTTGGCGTGCCTCGCCTATACACCGATTGCGAGGAGGCTGTGTTGATCTACACGGAATACTCTGTCGAGACGCACCTGTTCCCGCCGCTGTTTCAGATGGCGGTGGCATGGCACCTTGCCAGCATGCTCGCGGGCGCGATCCTCAAGGGTGACGCTGGCGCGAACGAGAGCAAGCGGTGCATCCAGATGTCGTCGATGTATGCCGCGAAGGCAACGTCGTCGGATTCGTCGGTGCGACGTGTGCACCCTGAGCATCAGGCTTCTTGGATCACGGCCCGCTGAACATGCCCAACACGCGCATCTACAACCGATCGTTCAACGGTGGAGAGATCGCTCCCGACATGTTCGGGCGCATCGATGACGCGCGCTACCAAGCGGGCGCAGCCGAACTGCGCAACATGATCGCTTTACCGCATGGACCTGTGGCTCGGCGTCCAGGCATGCAATACGTCGCCAACACCAAGAACAACGGTGTGGCGCGACTAATCCCGTTTTCGGCATCGGTGGACGACAGCCTCGTCATCGAGATGGGTGTCGGCTACGTCCGGTTCCACAGCAACGGGACACCAGTTAGCCCAGGAAGCACGACGTGGCAAAGCCGCTTGTCGGTTCCGGCGACGCTTTGGTATACGGGCAACACGATCAACCAGCCGCTGTTCTTCAACTGGTCTGGCAACACGCTGACGGACGGAGAGCCGGTTGTTCTTCCATACTCGAACTACGGGTTTACTTGGGGCGGTGGCGATCCGCTGCCCACGATCACTACGCTTCCCAAAGTTCGCTACGTCTCTGGCGGCGCAGACGACTACCTGAAGGTCGACACAATCTACTACGTTCG